GGAGGAATATAGTAGTCGCTATTACTGCCGCCAGCTTTAGCTGGAGGTTTCTTTCCTCTTGCCGCCGTTGCCATCGCATTTGCCTTTCTTGCGCTTCTTTTGCAAGTCTAGCTTTTTCCTGTTCGCCTTGTATGACATCCCGCATCTTGTGGACTTCTGAGTACAGCGCACCCATTTCCTTGGGCGATTGATACACCATCGTCTCTCTAATTGTCACAACTAGCCTGTCCATCTCTTGCTGTGCCATGACCCGCTTGAGCGCCGCTTCCATCAAGTTTTGATCTGGGTCATAAATTGTCAGGCTTTTCTCTTCCTCTTCTCTGATGTGTGCCGCTAACTGCTCTTGCAGTCTGAAAAACTCCGTCAGATTTTTAACAATGTCGATTTTGACTTGCGTCTCGTCAACTGCGACATAGGTTGACTTCTTTTTCGCCACAGGCTTTGACGTTTGGGGCTTGGGTTTGAAAAACGCAAGTAATTGACCCCAAAATCCATGCATCTCTTTGCCAATGGCGATAACCTCATCAGCAGTCTGCTTAATCTCAACGAAAGATTCTTTTGCCTGTTTGTACAGCTCACACCCAGCTTGTATTTGCTTAACAAGTCCTGCGGCAAGCAGACAAATGCTGATCGGGTCAATTTACAGCCCCAGTATTTTTTTGACCAACTCACCAGCAAAGCCTGGCCCCAGCAACACAGCCGCAATCACCACATAAAGCAAATACTCAATGCGGGTCATGCGTTGTGAGCCTGAGGCAAAAGACTTTTCAATGGCAGCATATCTCTCAGCGCAAACTGCCTCATGCACTGCCAGCCGTGTGTCGGTATCCTCGGCCATTACATACCCTCACCCTGCACGATGTAGACCGTGGATGCGGCAGATGCTAAGCCACTGAAGAACGATTCACGCCCAAAGCGCAAGACCTCAACAGCACCAGGCACTAGGACAATGGCCGATGATGGCGTACCAGCAACAGGCGCAACAGCATTTGCCGTAGCGACTGCAGCCGTGCTACCAACACCCAAGAAAACGGTGTTTGCGCTGGAATTGATGATTCGGTACTGTCCTGTACTTTGTGCATCAAAACGTGGGTCAACCAGTGCCTGTACGCCAGTCGGCGCACTAGCCGCCGCAGGGATTACAACGGTTTTGCCAAGTGGGGCAAATGCAATTTGACTATTCTGGGCCATATCAGACTCCTCGTGCAGCTTGGGCTGCTTTGTATGCTGCAATCACGCCAGCGGTGTGTGTTGCAGCACAAATGGCCTGCACACGAGCATCCTCGCCGCTGTAATCATCACCGGGGGCAACGACATGGCGGTGGTACGTACCGCTGATCTGCTGGCCGTCCTCCATAATCGCGGTTTTGGTGCGAACTTGCACCGAACCATTTTCGATCACTTCAATGCGGTCTACAATTTTAGTTTTCTCAAGCATGATGCTCTCCTAGTCTTACCCAAGAATCCACTTGGGTTTTGGTTTAACAATCGATTGCGCCAGCAAATTCTGGCAGTGTTTTCAAATGCTCATAAGCCTGAGCAATAAAGTTTTTTGAGCCATCAGAAACAGAAACAGAAACAATATATTGTTTTTCAAATTTTATCTTTGAATCTGAAAATACAACTTTTGCAACAGCTTCTTCTTTTGTTGATGTGACCTCAACAACTTTAATATATGCGTCAATGTCGACTTTGCTTCGTCCACCATCAAAACTTCCATAAGGAGTTTGAACAGTTGATGAACCTTCAACAGAAATGAGTTTCTTCAATGCCATTTTAATCTCCAATCAAAATAAATTACAAAAGAATCAGTGGTGAAACAGTAGTTTGATCCATTGCCATTACTGCTTCAATTTCAAAATGCAAAGAACAACTTACGTTTGCTGTGACTTGCAATTTTCTTGCAAATATTCCAGAAAGATCGTTTGTCAATGCCCAAGTCAATGAAATATCTGTAATGGGAGGCGCGCCATTATTTGAAGCTATTGCAGTCAACGCTGTGATTGCAGAAGATGTAATTTGACCATTGCTTGAGAAAGCAGCAACAAACACATACTCTCCACCCGCTGTCGCTGTGGCTGGTTGAGCATCGTTGTACCAAGCAGACCATTTAACCTTGTAATAGCCGTGCGTGTAGTCCTGCGCCAATCGAATCAAATCAGTCAATGTTGAAGCAGTAAGTGCTTTTGAAGCAGTCCACTTTTTATTTGAACCAAGCGTATTTGCAATCCTAAAAACATTGACTTGTTCAGCACCACCAATGACATTGTTTTGAACTTGACTTACAAGTTGACTACCATAAACAATCTTGTTGGTAGTTCCGTCATTGGTTGCGCTGACTGTGTTGTTTTTAATCCTAACAACCGCATTGACAGTGTTTTCAACCTTGACGCTTTCATTGCCAAGCGTAGTCAGGAATGCCGAGTTGTCGGACACATCAACAACTTTCATGCCTGTCTTAATAGAAAACAATGGGCCACCGCAAGAGTTGGCAATGATGTTGTTGTTTATCATTTGGCAATAGCCAGCAGCTCCCGCAGACAATGGGTCGTAAGGCGTAACTGCAATGCCGTATGAAGTCAAATTGCCAAGCGAAATGATGTTGCCTTCAATGTTGGCAGTCATTTCATTTGCATTGATAGCGCTCTCAACAAAAATTCCAAAACCAGCCGCGCCCCCACGCACTGTATTTTTGCTAATGTTTACAAGTGTGCGTTCACCCGTTTGGTCATTTACATAAATTGGCAAAATATCTGTCAATCCAGTTTTGAAAACATTTTTAAGAATGTTTCCTACAATGGTGACATTCGGCAGCATACTCGCAACGTTATCTACAAGGTAAACAGAAATGCCTTTGTAAAAATTATAGGGCGCTGCCAAAACAGTGCTTGGATCGCACTCAACATAATTGTTGGCAATCAGAATGTCGCTGACTTTGGTTGTTGTGTTCTCGTAAAAAATGCCATGAAGGCGGTCTTGAATACACACGTTATCTGTACAAACAACGCCAAAACCATCGTGAAAATCAATGCCTTTGCGATAGTTGCGATAGGTGTGGTTTTCTGTAACTAGCAAGTCTTCATTGTTGCCGCCAGTGTTGGCAGAAAACCCGTAGCCAGTGCCACCTTCGGCCACATCACCGTTGTACTCTAGTTTGCATCCACGAATGGTAAACGCTTTTTGATAGTCAGCGTAGCACCCCGATTGCATATTGTTATGCAAGTAACATTCTTCGATACTATTTCGCAAAGACAATGCTGGTGCTGTGCTTATGAATTGCACACCAGTACAGTTAAAGCCAGTTACTTCTATTCTGCGAACAAGTGTGTCATTGCAGTCTTTTATAAATAGCCCCGAAACCACGCCAAAATAAGGCGACCCTGCAACATAGTATGTGCCTGTGTAAACAAGCGAAAAATCTTCATACCGCGCACCATCAATGCCTTCAAGCACAATGGCACACTCAGACCCATCATAAACTGGGGATGGCATTGGTTGCTCTTTGGTGTAAGTGATAGTGGTAATACCTATACCGTCCCCAACGATGCCGCCAATAGTGGCAGGTGCAACCACTTGATTGTCTAATTTGACGCTGCCTGTTGGCACATATAACAGTTTGCCACCAGCACAAGCATTAAGAGCCAATTGAAAAGCAGCGGATGAATCTGCCACCCCCGTCATGTCAACACCGTAATCTTTTGCATTGATAGCTGCGCTATCAATCATAGAAAAAGTGACTTTAGTCAGTGACATATTTATCCCTTAAACTTGGTATGTTGCGCTGAAATAAATTGAAACAGTTGCAGCAATTGCACCAACGGCATTCACATTGCTTGAGTTAGCGTCAACGCTTCCACCAGCACTTAGTGTGCCGTTGAAATAAACTCCTGCTGTATCTGCTGCAACAGCATACGGCAAACCACCGCAAATTATTCCCGCTGAAGTACAAGCAACAGAAGTTGCCCCATCTACTTTTCCTCGTATTGTCACCAATCTTCCAACTTTGGTGTAATTTCCATTTGATGAAAATGCACCGACAACAGTAAGCCCTGCACCCTGTGATGGTGTCCAAGTGCCTTCTTCATAGTCAGCCAACAACTCACTTGTGCCTGTGCCTGATGTGGCAGAAAAGTCGATGCCTTTGCCAGATGTGCCAATGACGAGGTTACCAGCAGAGACAGTGACGTTCTGTGCGCTGTCAATCTTGACCGCATCCACTGGCGCTTGGCTTCCGTCAGGTGTGGTTCTGAGCAAGATGCGCCCAGGCATATCGTTGCT